CTTGGCCACCAATTACAAAACCATCTGTAATAAAACTTCCTGTGGCTCTGGTGATGGTTGATGATGTTGCAAAAGTACAGGTAGCTGGATTACCAATTTCCTCAAATGTCTTAACAGCTTCATTAAGAACACCAGGGTATGTAGCATTTACTGATGCAGTTGTGTCTGTTGGATCAGTACCAAATTGGTAGTAAGCCTGATCATTAACAACATCTTCGAATGAACCAAGTGAAATAACGCCAGCATATTGTGCTTTAATATTGCCATCATTATCTACTTCAGACCAACCCGCTGAACGAATAAAATCTCGTGTAGTGTCATTCAGAGGTGTCCAATTAGAAACAAATTCAAATTGCTCTGGTGTAACCGCGACCATTGGGAATGGATATGGAATAAGCAAAGCATCGTTCTTCCACTCTTCTTTTAAGAATGAATAAAGTGCTTGGCCCGTGACGCCATTGTCAGCTGCTGTCGAACCAACGTCGGCAAGATTACCGGCAGCTAGTAAACTGATGGTTCTAGCACCAGTGTTAATTACGATTTCTGTAGCTTGTGTTAAATTATCAGGGTCTGTGATAAAGGCCATTTAATTCTCCTACTATATGTTATAGTTATATGTTATTCTGTCGTCCCATACTTTATCAAATGCATCAGTATCATTAGCCCAGAGCATATCAGTCAAATTATTTGCATATTCACCTACACGTTTTATTCTCCAAACCGCGGCCGCGGCCGTACCACCAGGAATAGCTTCCCCTATATACGTGTATGTTGTGGGACCCGAAACTTGTTCGTCAATAAGCTTGTCGTATTGCATTTCTAACTCAATTTTTATATTATTTATAATATCTACTATGTTAAGCGCAGTAAATTTTTGTACATTCTGATCAAAAATAAGTATATCGTTGTTAGCTAACTGATTTGGATAGTTAAAAACAACATCATCCATGTCAAGAATGTTTACAGAACCACCGCCACCGAGTGATTCTAATTGTTGTCCGAGTATTCTTTTATAGGTGTCAAAGTCCTTTTTAAGTTTCGTTACTTCTACATCAGAACCATTTTGACCATCTTTACCTGCTGATCCCTTATCACCCTTCGGACCTTTAGCACCCTTTGGACCTATCTTACCTTGTAAGCCTTTATCTCCCCTATCACCTTTCGGACCTTGTTCGCCTTTGAGGCCTTGTTTGCCGGCCTCGGCCTTATCGCCCTTAGGTCCTTTTATACCTTTGTCGCCTTTGGGTCCTTTTATACCATCAGATCCGTTCTTGCCGTCATTTCCAGGTATTCCTTGACTTCCCCGTTCGCCCCGTAGACCTTGTGGACCACTTGATCCAATTTCACCTTGTTCGCCTTGTAATCCTGTTTCGCCCTGAACGCCTTGTTCCCCGATTGGACCTTGTTCCCCGATTGGACCTTGTTCGCCGATTGGACCCTGTTCGCCTTGTAATCCTGTTTCGCCCTGTAGTCCCTTCTCTCCCTTGGAACCACGAGATCCACGAGCTCCGGTATCACCTTTATCTCCCTTCTCGCCATTTTCTCCAGTAGAACCCTTGGGTCCAATTGGTCCTTCAATGATATTGTTTTTTGTTAATACATCTTCAGTAAGTTTTTTTGTTTGTTGTTTGACGACCGCAAGAACGGAAGCAAACAACTTCGCTTCCTGTATTTTCATATCAATCTTCGTCCGTCATTGTATCCATAAAACGTGTCATACTTTCAATCAATTCACGTTCCTCATAAGTGAGGTCTTCTTTCTGTTGTTGTGGTTCAGGTTGTTGAGCTTGCTGTGTCTGCATTTCAATTTCTTGTTGTTGTTGTTGAACAGAAAGTTGTTGTTGTTGTGTTTGTGGTGATATAACCTCTTCACCCTCTTTATTCATTTGTTTATCTATAAAGGCAATATCTTCTTCACTCATTTTCAGTACTTGGCGACGAACATAATCTAATGAGAAATAACGACCGACGTATTGATCTACTTGATCAACTAGTGCCAACCTTTCTTTCATTAATTCGGTTTCTTTTAGTTCAGTGAAATGATTGTCGTTTTGAAAATCATAATCAATCTGTTGACGAATCATCTCCCAATCTTCACGCTTAATTTTCTTTGTAAGCGTCAGTTGTATTTCAAGAAGATTGTTAAACAGTGTTGCAAATTGATTGCGTAAACGATCAATAAACTTACTAAACTTTACTTCATCTCTTGTGATTTCTTGTGAACGACCAATGTTGAATACGCTGTTTTCTACATCAAGACGAGTGAAGGGTACATTCAATGATTTATACAATTTACGACGAAAGTACTCAACATCTTCAATCTCACCAAGATTTTGTCCACCAGGCAGTGTTGTAATTTCTGTACCACGACCACCTTCACGACGAGGCAACCAAAAATCTTCTAACATTGTCATATGTCTGCGATCATCTCGCACTTCACCAGTATCGGCATCATACACAATCTTATTTTTATGTTTAACCATCATGTCACGAAGATACTGTTCGGCCTTCATCTTAGGCAGATTGCCCACATCAATGTAGAAAATACGGCGTTCTGGTGCACGAACAAGACGATAAATTACGATAGAATCTTCAAGTACACGAAGTTGGTTGAGTGGTTTTGCAGCCTTCTGTAAATGAGAATAGACAGTGCTTGTTTTACCGTCTGTAATACCCGAATGTACGTGGCAGATAGAATCAGCAGCAATTTTTACGCCTTGTGTAGAATGATTGTTATAAACACCCTTTTGATTGTAAATGTAATACTCTTTATAACCTTTGTTTATAACTACACTAGTCTTAGGATCTTTTTCACGGATAGGTTCGCGAACTTTCTTGATGCGGCGTGGATCAACATATCTTAATTCCTTAATACCTTCTGTCGGTTTTTCAATATCAACAATGATATGATAGTACGTGCGACCATCAACATACCATTTCCTGAAAATGTCATGAGCTTTCTTATTGAAATCTAACTGTTTTAATATTTCCGCGAAGGCCTCACGAATGTCGTTTTTAATTTTATTTGATTGATTTACCTTTTCTACATTGATTTCAAGTATGTCACCATCATCACTTACCACGATTGCTTCGTTAACAACATCTTGAATGGCTGCATCACATTCAGCAGTGACCGACATATCACGGTATCTTGTGATTAACTTGCCTTCGTCCTTTGTCTTACCGTCAAAATCAAAATAAGTGCCATAAGTACCACCTGGTGCAATCTCAATAGCACCATCATCTATTTTTGGTGGGGCAAAGGAGGGTTGTGTTTCTTTTACATCGTCCCGTGTTATGGTAAAACCGAATAGCTGCATTGTATAAATCCTATGTGAAATCTATTCTATATTTATAACACGCAAAAAAAGAGGGACCAAAGTCCCTCTTTCGATTTCAAACTTAATAAGTATTAAACAAGAAAAACGTTTATCCAGTGTCTCCATTAAGAATAGACGGTCTTGTTTGTAATGTATCAGCAACTGTATTACCGATTGTTTGCCAGTAATCCATAGCAAATGTCACATCGAATGTTTGAATTTCATCAGCACTCCAATCCATAGGCATTGCAGTAACAGAAGAAGGTACAAGACCACGTATTTCATATCTACGAATAATATTTCCTGTTTTACCGTAGTGAGTAACCGTGCCAGTACCTTTATAATCAAAGGTTTTAAGCCTGTTCGAATCTCTAACGTTACCTTCAAAACTATTTAAAGCTTCTGACCAATCTTCCATGCCTTTACGAATTAAATAATCTTCATCGTTGATAATTGTTACATTCCAATCTTCGAATGTGCGATTACCTGCAAATTTCAAAGCACGACCGAAATACGTTTGTTCTACAATGTTCAGTGTTGCTGAAGGAATCGTGGTCGCACGAGCCATAAATTGAAGATCAGGTAAATCACCACCAGGCCAATTGATAAGCACATCAAAGAGTGCTGGTCTTGCGCCACCAAACTGTAATGAACTGTAAAAATCGTTAATATTAAATGCCATTTTTGTCTCCTATTTTTCTTTAACTATTTATTAGAATTGGCCAACAATTTCATCAAATGCCACACCAGTTCTTACAGCAACAAAATTCAATTGAATAAAGTTGATTGAGCGAGCAGGTTTAATATAGATATCACCAATAAACTCATTTCGGTCAATAACTTCTGGTGTATTATTCGTTTCATCACAGACAACACGGAATTCAAAAATACCTCTACGACCTTGTACATCGCGTAGGAATGGTTCTACCAAGTTACGGAACTGAGCTCTTGTGAACGCATCGTTAAATTCAAATAATGTAAATTTAGCAGCGTTTGAAATTGACTTTTCGAGAACAATAAACAGTCTACGAACATTGATTCTATCAAATGCACTTGG